GCCCACTGTATAAGCGGCTGGTGTTGCTGGCGCCGAATACGGCGGAGGCGGTGATGCAGGCGATCATCCAGGGCGTGACGCTGGGGTGGAACCCGCGCAAGATCGCGGCGGCGGTGCAGCAGGCGTTCGGGCGGGGGCTGAGCGATGCGCTGCGGTTCGTGCGGACGGCGCAGCTGTGGGCGTACCGGGAGGCGAACCGGGCGAATATGCTGGCGAACAGGGATGTGGTGGATGGCTGGGTATGGTTTGCGAGCCTGGGGGATCCGCGGACGTGCATGAGCTGCGTGGCGATGCACGGGACGCCGCACCCGGTGGAGGAGGTTCTGAACGACCACCATAATGGGCGCTGCACGGCGGTGCCAATGGTGAAGGGATTTGACAATCCAGTGAAGGAGATCGGGACGGAGTGGTTCGGGAAGCAGAGCGAGGCGGCGCAGCGAGCGATGCTGGGGCCGGGGAAGTATGCGGCATGGAGGGATGGGAAGTTTGGACTGGAGCAATTATCTGCTATCCGAGAGGATAGCGTGTATGGCCCGATGCGGGTCGAACAAACTTTGAAAGAGCTAATAGGAGCGACAAATGACTGAGACGGTCACAACACCGACAACTGAGACGGTTGTCACGGGAACAAAGCCGGTAGAACCGGAAGCGGAGAGCCAAAAGCCCACAGCCAACAGCCAACAGGAAGAGGCGTGGGATGAGGCAAGGGCGCGGGCGCTGATCGATAAGCTGCGCGGTGAGAACCGCGAGCTGGCGAAGGCGCAGAAGCGATTGACGGACCTGGAGGCGGCGGATAAGAAGCGCAGCGAGGCCGAGATGACCGAACTGCAGAAGACTCAGAAGGAACTGGACGAACTGAGGACGCAACTCCAGGGCGAGAAGCTGGCGCGGATGCGCCAGGAGGCGGCAACGAAGGCTAATCTTCCGATGGAATTCGTGGAGCGGCTGAAGGGCGAGACGCCCGAAGAGCTGGAAGCGGACGCGACGAAGGTGGCTGAAATGCTGAAAAAACTTAAACCCGGTGCGCCGGGCGTCAACCCTACGAACCCAGCGGCAACGGGCGGCGGGGAGACGGACGAGCAACGGAGAAAAAGACTATTCGGGTAGATGGGCGGACGCCGTTCGCCCCTACGCAAGATAGGAGAAAAAGGATATGACTGCAGGAATAAATATGTGGAGCGATATCTCAAGTATCGCTAGAAATCTCCAGGAGGATGCGGTCTTCATTGTCCGGGAGATGGGACAGATGCAGGGGCTGGTAACTCAGTTCCGAGACGCAGCCGGGATGAACCCGCGGATTGGCTATAAGTACAACAGCGGGACGGCGAAGGCGATCGGCGACGACGATGATCTGACCAGCGATGCGTTCACGCCTTCGGCGGACCAGACCTTGACACCGGCAGAAATCGGTCTGCAGTTCTTCGTGACCGATGCACGGGCGGAGAGCGAAGCGCCAGAGAACATCCTGCGGGATGCGGCACTGGAGCTGGGCTACGCTGCGCTTGATAAGGTTGAGACCGACCTGATCACCGATATCGCCAGCCTGACGGGCGGGACGATCGGCTCGGCAGGGACAACCCTGACCTGGGGTCACGTGGCGGCCGCAATCTCACGGGCACGCAACGCCAACAAGAGCAACCAGATCCCGCTGGCGTGCGTGCTGCACGTGTACCAGGCGGCACTGCTGGCGAAGTCGGCCAGCGTGGCAGGAGCGACCACAGTCGCAGCCACCGGAGTGGCGGACCAGGTGACGCGCCAGGGCATGACGCAGGCGTTCACCTTCTATGGCGTACCGATCTACCAGGTATTCGCCGACCCGGACAGCGCCGACGATTTCAAGGGCGGGGTGTTCCCACGGGATGCGATCGCAATCGACTGGCGCCGGGCTATCCGGATACGCCCGGAGCGAGACGAGAGCCGACGCGGGGTCGAGTTCAACATGAGCGCGATCTACGCACACGGCATCTGGCGCCCGAAACGGGGCGTCTATATCTACGCCGATGCAACAGCGCCGAGCGCTTAAGGAGATAAAGAAATGGCTAACACTTTTGATGTGCATATCGTAAGCTGCAACGTCGGCGCGCTGACCAATGACTTCCGCCCGTTCTGCAAGGTGCCGACAGCGGGCGGCGGGATCACGATTTTAGGGGCGGAGTTCGTGCAGGAGAGCGCAGGGACTTCGAGCCTGTACCTGGTGGACCTGGGGACGGCGGGGACGGCGGTAAGCGGGACGATCGTGAGCGGCGGGTCGATCGTGTATGTGGCAGGGGTGCCGCAGGCGATGGGAGCTGTGACCACGGTGTTCGTGGAGCCGACCCACTACATTGGGCTGAAAGAGGCCAATGTGGGCAGCACCGGGGCGATCTCGATCGTCAGTTTCTCGTATGTAGTAGGCAAGTGATTTGATGAGCCGGGATAGGTCGCTACTTGATCGAAAAGGCTACCCTCCAACCCTGCCCGGCTCTTTTGGAGGGATGTTTAGTGCAAACCACAGAGACACAGAGAACACAGAGTTTTTGTGGTGTAGAGAAGACGCACGGAGGGTGCGATGAAGATTAGCTGGATGAGTAATGCGCCATGGGCGCGGACGGGGTACGGGAACCAGACGCTGCTATTCGCGCCGCGGATTCAGAAGCTGGGGCACGAGGTGGCGGTGACGGCGTTCTACGGGTTGGAAGGCGGCGTGCTGAACTGGAACGGGATCAAGGTTTATCCGAGAGGGTATGACGGGTTCGGGCTGGATGTGATGAGCGCGCACGCGGCGCATTTCCATGCGGATATCCTGATCACGCTGATGGACGCCTGGGTGGTTAACCCGGCGCTGATCATGGCGGGGACGCGCTGGGTGCCATGGTTCCCGGTGGATCACGACCCATTGCCACCGCCGGTCAAGAATGCGGTCCAGACGGCGTATGCCCGGATCGTGTACAGCAGGCACGCGGAAGAGCGGGTGAAGGAAGCCGGGTTGGATTGTTATTATGTGCCGCACGGCGTGGATACGAAGGCTTTTGCGCCGGTGGAGCGGCTGGAGGTGCGAAAAGCGCTGGGGATTGACCCGTCATTGTACCTGGTGGGGATCGTGGCGGCGAACAAGGGCGTTCCGGCCCGGAAGAGCTGGGCGCAGAACCTGGGAGCGTTCGGAGAGTTCAAGAAGAACGGGCACCCGGAGGCTCTGTTGTACTGCCACACGGTGCTGGGGATGCACGGCGAGAACCAGGGGATGAACTTGGCGGAGTTCTGCGACCTGAACGGGTTGAAGTGGGGACTGGTGGGCAGCTCGGACCCGGCGGAGCTGGACGTGCTATTTTGCGATCAATACCAGGGGATGCTGGGCTATGACGAAGCCTATATGAACGCGATCTACAATGCGTTCGACGTGACGCTGGCGGTGAGCATGGGCGAGGGGTTCGGGATCCCGATCGTGGAGAGCCAGGCGGCAGGCTGCCCGGTGATCACCGGGGAGTGGACCAGCATGACGGAGCTGACCTTCAGCGGGTGGAAGGTGCCGCTGAAAGAGGCAGATAAGTTCTGGACGCCGCTGGGGGCGTGGCAATACATCCCACGCACGGGGGCGATCCGGGAAGCGCTGGAGAGCGCATACCGGATGCGAGGCAATGAGGATTATCGCAAGCGGGCCAGGGACGGGGCGCTGGCTTACGATGCGGATAAGGTGATGGAGAAGTATTGGCAGCCGACGCTGGAAGCAATCGGCGAGCGGCTGGGTGAGACGGAGAAGTTGCAGCTGGTGAAGTTCTGAGAGTAGGTGTTATGAAGGTGCAGTTGTTTATTCCACCGGTGTTCCACTATTCTGGGGCGCAGTATCGGATGTTGCCGACGCTGGCGCTGCCGACGATTGCAGCGGTGTTGAACCGGGCCGGGCATTATGCCGAGACGGTAGATCTGGAGGCGTTGGGCCGAACGCCGAGCCAGCTACAGAAGGCATTTGCCCAGCAGCCGGAAGCCTGGCCGGACGTGGTGGGCTTCACATCACTGACGATCAGCGCACGCGGGGCGCAGGAGAGCGTCGAGGCGGTGCGGAAAGCGGGCTATAAAGGCATGGTGGCGGTGGGCGGGGTGTTCCCGACCTATGCGCCCGAGGAAGCGCTGAACTGGGGTGCGGACCTGGTTGTCACCGGCGAATGCGAAGGGAATATCGTGGGCTTATTGGAGCAGGGGGCGACCGGGATCCAGGCGGGCAAACCGCTGCCGATCGATCAGATCCCGATCCCAGACTTCCACCATTTCAGCCCGGACATCACGACGTATTTCGGAAACATGAGTATCCTGCGCCCCAATCCGGGGATCTCGATGTGGACCAGGGGCTGTCCGTACAGCTGCATATTCTGCAGTAATATCATATTCGGACACCGGGCGACACGCTACCGACCGACGAAACTGATCATCGAGGAGATGCACGGGTTGAAGAAACGCGGCTGCCAGCATATCTTTGTCTACGATGACGAGCTGGTGGGTACGCACCTGCCGGAAGGCTGGATGCACGAGATCGCGAACGGGATCGAAGGGATCGGGATGGACTGGGTGACGCAGGGACGTTGCTCGAAAAAGTATATCTCGAAGGAGCTGATGGCGGATATGAAGCGGGCGGGCTGCCGGGCGATCTTCTGGGGCGTGGAGAGCTTCAGCGAGCGGGTGCTGAAGGCGGTCAAGAAGCACACCACGCAGGAGGACATCTGGCACACGCTGAGACTGGCGAAGGAAGCCGGGATCGAGAACGGGGTATTTACGATGATCGCCAACTACACCGAGACGGAAGAAGACCTGGCGATCACCGAGGAAGGGCTGCGCAAGGCGTACAAGGAAGGGCTGATCAACTACCGGCAGACGACGGTGTGCACGGGGATGCCGGGGACGGAGCTGGCGGAGATCCAGAAGCGGGAGGGCTGGTACGTGGAGGCGCCGAACGGCGGGAGGCAGATGCTGCAGGTGTTTAATGCGACGCCGTGGCTGAGCGTGGAGCAGATCGAGAAGTGGATGAGGCGGTTTGCGGAGGCGTGCCCGTGTCCGATTATAGGTTAGAACAAGTGCAAATCCCATCGACACAGAGAGCACAAAGATTTTTTAAGATGATTGATCCGGATAATAATCCGCACTCATCGTGTTCTGGAGCATAAGCTATGACATCAATATTGGACACGGAGTTTGGTCATTCCGAAATGCTGAAACTTGATGTAGCTTATAAGCGCATCGCAGAGCTGGAAGCCCGTGAAGAAGCCGAGGCGAAGAAGATATGGGAGCAGCTGCAGCGGATTGAAGAGCTGGAGGCGGCGCTGGAAGAGATTGAGCGGAGGTTTGTGAATATGAAACAAGGCGAATCGCCATATATTGTTTTCCAAAACGCCGTTTTATTCGCCCGCCGCGCCCTGGAGCGTAAGCCATGAAATTCAAACAGGCGCAGTTGCAGATCAGGATGGAGATATGATGAAAGTGGTGATCAATCCATCCTGGACGTGCCAGCTGAGCTGTGTATATTGCTGGCTGCCGCACACGAAGATCAACCGCCAGGCGGTGGAGCATGGCTGGGAGGAGTGGGCGCAGGCGATTATCCACAACATCCCGGCCGGGTCGATCATCGACGTGAGCGGCGGGGAGCCGTTATTATTCGAGGGCATCGAGCTGATGCTGGCGGAAATCGGGAAGGCGCATATCGGCTGGGCGATCACGACCAACGCGCTGGCGACGGAAGGCGTGGAGCGGCTAATTCAGAAACGACCGCCAGGCTGCGTGATCATCAACGTGAGCGACCACCAGGGGAACGCCGCGGCGCATTGGAACATCGTCAACCTGGCGCAGTATTTCCCGCTGCAGATCCACCGCACCAGTCACCCGAAGGCCGGGCAGCACGAGGCGAACGTGGGCGTGATCCAGTACCAGCCATGGAAGGAAGGCGATGCGCTGGATGGGTGGGAGCGCAAATGCAACGCGGGGATCAACCACTGGGTGATCGATCCGGGCGGGGATATCTTCCGCTGCTGCGTGGATATGCAAGTGGCGAACAAGCCGATCGGAAATCTGTTCAGCGGCAAGATCCGCAAGCCGAAGCGGGCGTTTGTGTGCGACTTTGGGTGCTCGACCTGCTACACGAGCGAGCCATGGGCGTGGCAGATCGAACAGGAGGCTATATTATGCACGTCCTGATCAATCTGTCGTGGAAGTGCCAGCTGAAATGCCCGTACTGTTTGCTGCCGCACATCCAGATCAACCGGGAGGCGGTGGAGCACAGCTGGCAGGAATGGGTGATCGGGATCACCAATAACGTGACACGCGGAAGCATCGTGGACGTGGCGGGCGGAGATCCGCTGCTTTTTCCAGGATTGGCGTATTTTCTGCGCGGGATCAGCTCATACGGGATCCATTGGGCGATCACGACCAATGCGCTGGGAGAAGAAGGCCTGGAGGAAATCTTGCGGGTGCGACCGGGCGGGTGCGTGCTGGTGAACGTCAGCGACCATCCGGGGAACAAGTTCGCAGATGCGAACATCGAGCGGCTGCGAGAAGTCTATCCGGTGACGATCAACCGGGTGGACCATCCGCAGGCGGGCAAGCGGCAGGTGGAGATCGGCAACCTGATCCCGTACCAGAGCTACCGCGAAGGCACGGAGCTGGACGGCATCCGGCGGATGTGCAACGCGGGGATCAATCATTGGGTGGCGGATCCAGGCGGGGATGTGTTCCAGTGCAACGTGGCGATGGCAACCGGACGAAAGCCGATCGGGAATCTGTTCCTGGGCGGGATCCGGACGCCGAGCCAGCCGTATGTGTGCGATTGGGGCTGCTCAAGCTGCTACACGAGCGTACCGGGCGCCTGGCAAGAGATGATGAGGGCGCTATGAAAATATTGTTTATTCATGGCGACACACGCGGGCCGGGCGAGGGCGGGGGCGCTGAGAGCTTGCTACGCGACCAGGCGCAAGGGCTGAAAAAGCTAGGACATGAATCGGCCTGGTGGAGCGGGCAGGGCTCGCTGGAGCAGGCCATCGAGCAGTTCCAGCCGGACGTGTGCCATCTGATGACGCTGCATTGCTACATGGGATTGGCGCCAGCGGTTTATTTGCAGAAGCATAACATCCCGCACGTGTGGCACGTCCAGGATTACTGGCCGTGGTGCGAGGGGCGGATGCTGATCCGGGATGGTCAATCATGCCCGGCGGTGGAGGGCGAGTGCGATCCAGGCTGCTCGCAACGGGAGCGCAGGAATTATCTGGAGATCTGCAACGGGAGCTTCATCGTGGCGGGCAACGCTTACACGGCGGAGATCTACCGGCGCAACGGGCTGCGCTGCGATGCAGTGGTAGAGCTGGGCGTGGATGTGGAAATGTTCAGTCCAAGTGCAAACCACAGAGCGGCAATAGGAAATTGCACAGAGATCACAGAGTCTTTTAAGGGGGAAAAGAGAGAAGTGAGCATTTATACCAGCTGCGCCTGGCCAGGCGCGCCGTGGAAAGGGATGGACGTGCTACGCGAAGCGCTGGCGGGGACGCCTTACGAGGCGCTGTTGATCAGCGGCGTGCCGCGGGATAAAGTGGCCAGCGAGCTGAAGAAAGCCGACATCTTCGTGTTCCCCAGCTGGTACGAGGAGACGTTCGGGCTGTGCCTGTGCGAGGCGATGGCGAGCGGGTGCGCGTGCATCGCGGCGGATAGCGCCGGGGCGAAGGCGCAGATCGAGCCGGGCGTGACGGGCTTGCTGGTGCAAAAGCAGAACGTCGCCGAGCTGCGGGCGGCGATCTTGAAGCTGGCGCAGGATGCGGAATTGCGCGGGCGCTTGGGAATGGCGGCGCGCAAGCACGCGCTGTGGGAGCACAGCCTGGAAGCGATGGCGGCGAGATGGGTAAAGGTGTATGAAAACGCAAACTTATAACACCTATCTGCCGGTTATTATCAGCCAAGGATCCCCGCTGCCTTTGGGATGCCAGATCGAGGGGCATGTGGGAAACCGGGCGAAGTGGATTGTGCCGGACCGCCAGTACCAGATCAGCGTAAAGTGGCGCGATGTTGAGACGAACAAGGGCGAGCGCGACTGGTCTGGCTACGATCTGGACTTCGAAGCGCTATCCGGGCAGCGCGTGACGGTGGGCGTCAAGTGTGTGCCGGAATGGGCGCGGTTGTGGCCGGGTTATGTTGGGTCTCCACCGCTGGCGCATTATTACACAGAATTGGCGATGTTCATCGTGACGCTGATCGAACGCTATCACCCGGATGCGATCGAGCTGTTCAACGAGCCGGACGTCGATCGAGATGCAGCGAAGTGGGCGGAGGAATTCTTCGGAGCCTGGGTGATCAATAATGATTTTTATCGTGCTGGAAAATTATATGGGCAATGCCTGAATACGGTTTATTCGATGGTGCATGAAGCTTATCCGGTTGTGCGGATCATCGCTGGGGCGCTGATGTCGCATGCTGATTCGCTCAAGTTCCTGGATGGCGCGATTGATGGCGGATTGAAATGCGATGCGATCAGCTTCCACAAATATATTTCGATGGGCGGGAGTTTCAGTGCGGCGTTTGAGTTTGCGCTGGATGTGGCGAACCGGATCAATAAACCGGTTGTACTGAGCGAGACCAGCGTGCTGGCTCAATTAGATTCGGATGAGCTGATGTATGCGCAGGCGGATTACTTGAGATATTTGCGGGAGAACTATCGCGATAGCTGCATCGATGTGGTGCAATGGTACAGCCTGGCTAGTAATGATTGGATGAACAGCGATTTGATCCATGGCGGGCAACTGACGCCAGCCTATGAGGTGTTTACAAATGCCGTTTAGATCGGCGAAGCAGCGCACCTGGATGAGGATCAATAAGCCAGCGATGTATAAACGCTGGAAACGGAAATACGGTTCAAAAATAAGAAGAAAGAAATGAGAGGAGTTTGAGATGGCTAAATGGCAGAACGATGCAATGCTGGACGCGGCGTTGAACTATATCAAGAACAACGCAGGCACGATGACGGTTTGCAATGCGGCGGCGACAACCAATGCGCAGGCGATCACCACCTATTACCTGGCGGGGACAGTAGTGGCGAGCGGCGACTTCACGGTGGGCGATGGCGACAGCAGCGGACGCAAGGCCGCGGTGACTGCCAAAGCCGGGATCGCAATCACGAATACCGGGACGGCCAGCCACGTCTGTGTGTGCAATGCGGGCACGTTGCTGTATGTGACCACTTGCACGGCCCAGCCACTGACTTCGGGCGGGACGGTGGACATTCCGACCTGGGATATCGAGATCGCAGACGCGGCTTAACAGGAAGTGAGCTATGGCTTATGGATGGTTCATTTGTCAGTATAAACTGAGACCTGGCCGACCGAATATGCGCTACTGCGCGATGGATGATTTCACTCCACAGATCGTAGCAGATGGCGGCAAATGGGCTGAGAGCGAAGTATTAGGCGGCTACGCGGTAGTTAAAGTGAGCGCCGCCTCTACAACGCTGACCACTATTGGTGGGACGACCAACTTCTACCGCATCACCAATCATATTGTTTTGAGCGATACGTTAAGCGACCTGACCACCACGCAACGAAATGCGATCACGACCAGGGTACTAGCTATGGGTTATACCCAAGCTGAATTGGATGCAGTGATGGGAAATACGCTGGCGTTGTGGCGGCTAAAGAATTTCCTGACGCTACTGAATTTTATCGCTCAAAGGAAGTTAACTCCACGTTGGAATGCTACTAATCAGATGATTGTGTTAGATGGAATATTGCAATCCTGCGAGCCGATTACCGGCGTGGATGCCAAGGTGATATAGTGGCCTATCCGACTACTGCCATCAAGGATGATTTTAACCGAGCCAATGGCGCATTGGGGGCGAGTTGGACGAAATTGTTTGCTACAGATATTCCATTTACAATTTCATCTTATACGGCGCTGATAGCAGCGGATGGTGGTTATGAATCTGGAAATTATTACAATGTGGCTACTTATGGGCCTGACTGTGAAGCCTATGCCACTGTATCAGCAGCGCAAACAAACGCTTCATCATCGTTGGGAATTGAAGCTCGACTTGCCAATGCCGGAGGGAATACACGCGATGGGTATCATCTGGACTGGTCTAAAGACGGAACATTACAAATTTATGTGATTGATGATGGCGCATACACCGCAATAGGATCATCCACCTCGCGCACAATGACCGCTGGCTATAAGTTCGGCATCGTAGTCACTGGCGGGGCAACCACTACAATCAAAGCCTATACAGACGAGGGAGCGGGATGGGTTGAGAGATTATCAGTAACCGATTCGACCTCGCCCTACACAGCGGCTGGTAATATTGCTATTCATGGCTATGATTCACCGGGTAGTGAAACCGGCAAACTAGATGATTTCGGTGGCGGGACGGTCGCATCAGGGACGACGCTAACGGTCCAGGAAGCCAGCCATAGTCATTCGGCCGAATCGAAAGCTCTGATCCAGCACAATAAACTAACTGCCGCGGATGCAAATCATAGTCTCACGTCGGATAATATAACCTTACCGGGCGGCACGGTTCTGACGGTTGCGGAAACCAGCCACGTTCACTCTGCAGATACAATCCCGGCGCTGAAATGGAATAAAATACTGATCTTCTTCGGTGTGGCCAGTACACCGGCGGATAACGGCACCAACACCGCCGACCCGACTGCCGTCACACCACCGGGAAGTATGCAATCTGGAGACCTGGTGCTGATGATTGCCCAGGCCCGCGCCGCAAGCGGGACGCTGCAAATGTCCGAGGCAGGCGGGCAAACCTGGACGTCTCTGACACAAACAAACCAAACCACTTGCCGCCGCAGGGTATTCTGGTGCACATTTAATGGGACCTGGAGCGCCAACCCATCGGTAGCGATGGGATCTACCACCAATAATATCGTAGTGATGTTAGTGTTCCGCCATTCCACGAACGAGCGTACCTGGGCGGCTGATAATGCGCTGGTGAATAGCGCGGTCACAGCTCCAGGCTCGCCATATACGGTGACTGTCTCGGAGATAACCATTGCCGCCAACTCGGTTGGGATTGCGATGTGGGCAGCGATCGACGATATTACCTGGAGCAGCCTGACGGGAGCTGACTGGAGCCAGACCGGCCTGACCGCCCAATACCGTAATACCTCC